AAGATTGAGCAGTGGGATTACATGGGACGTGCGCCGGGAACGCCACTCATTCAAGACTTCTTCGGCGAGTGCAGTGACGAAGAACGTGAGTTCATTCTCACCGGCATCCGGCCTGAAGAGTGGGCCAAGATCTTCGGCAGCCCAGAATGAGCGTAGAAGAGTCGAGGTGTGACACATGCGGTCACGTCAGGCGAACCTACAAGCGAAGGTTTCCAAAAGCCGACTTGATGGCCCTACACGATCTTTGGGAACGCACGCGAAATGGTAGTACGTGGGTTCACGTCAGAGACCTGAAGAACATCAGCGGTGGTGGCGACTTCGCAAAGTACCGCTATTGGGATCTGATCGCCCAGAGACTGAACGATGATCCCAGCAAGAAGGACTCTGGCTTCTGGTGTCTCACGAATAAAGGCGCGAGATTCCTAGAGGGCGAGAGCACTCTCTATTCTCACGCAATTGTGCGCGAAGGCGAATGCGTCGGATTCAGCGGAACTCTAGTCTCTGCGCGACGGGTGTACCGCAGCGCCGGATTCAACTACGCAGAACTCATGTCAGTAAAGCCGCTCTTCCAACTGCTTCCGTAAGCTACTCGCCGATCAGATGAATCAGTGGTTTTGGTTGAGAGCGCCCGCCACGGCACCGCACTCTTCCATCGAACCGAGGAAGACTACTGACCGCATGGCATCGTACATATCCCAGACAAACCAGAGGTCCGTGTTCTCGCTTGGGTTGCTGACGAAGTTGCTCTCTTCCATTTGCCTACTCGCCGATCATCGGAGACGGGTCCGAACATCCCCAGTTCAGCATCATCCAATCTCCGACCACCGGAACAGCAGAGATCGTTCGACCTGCAAAGTTGTTAGTGATGCAGTCGCGAGCTTGGAAGTCGATGCTGAAGCGTCCATCGGCTGGACTTGCCGTCACGCCCATGCCAACACAACCCACCATGAAGATCGAAACGAACGAAACTGCGCACACTTTCAAATATCTCATCATTTTATCCCTTTCCTGTCGAGTCGATCTGCAACTTTCGAGATCTTGTCATTCAAGTCTCTTGATCGACCCATGTTTTGAAAAAAGCGGAACGTCGCCGCAGCCGCAGCGAAGATTGCAATCAACGTCGAGTCCTTCTGAATGCCAGGATCAAGTGCGAGATCACTCGCGAGATCCTTGAGTGGAAATCCAGAAGCAGTTGCCACTGCGAGCAAGACATAGCCAGCAAGCGATACCCACCGCTTCTTGCCTTGCAGGTTTTGATTCATCGCACCTGCAACTGATCGTATCAAGCTGAACATCGTTGGTTTGTTCATCACATATTCTCCCCGTGGCGAATCGAATAATGATTGCCGTCTGGCTTGCTGAAGCGCCCACCCCAGCAAAACTTCAGTTCATGTCCATCGTAGTTGCCTGAAAGCGATTCCCAGAATTCGCCAAGCTCACGATGTGATTCAGTCCTGCGTAGGTACTTGCCGTTCTTGAACAGATTCAAGTCAGCAGCAATTCTCTTTGTGTGCAGTGAATCCGCGAAGCCAAGACGCTTTGCTTCTTGCGACGATCTCGAAACGTCACCAATGCGGATCTCGTATCCCTTCAGACTTGCAAACTGGAGCAGAAGACCAAACGCTTTAGCGAAGACTTCTTGTTTTCTCCCCAGTCTCATTTCTTGATCTTCAACGCTTCTCGTACCTGCGCCCTGAATGATGCCGCTGCAATCGCCTCAGTCTGGATAGACCTCTTGATCTCTTCAACGCTCTTGGAGAGCACGTCATGCCTCTCTTTAGCCTCGGCCTCGACTTCCTCGACTTCCCTTCGCACCGACTCGATGTCCTCGCTCGATGCCCTCGTTGCGGCAAAGCTCCAAGCTCCCAGAATGCCAGCAGTCGCGAGCGCAACGAGAACCTTGCGAGCTTCACCATTCTCAAGCATCAGATTACAACGTCACTCTTCAAGGTGAACTTGCCACGCAGGATCGTCTCGATCTTTGAGCTTTTTGTCATCTGAAGCTCATGGATGTACACCTGATTCACGATTGAGGATGGGAAATTAGAAGTGGGAAAGTCTGTATCTGTAAGCACAATCGTCGGCTGAAAGCTCGATTCGTCAACTGTGATGCCGGTGCTTGGACTCGACTTCGAGATGCCCACAGGAGCGCCAACCTCACGCTTCAACTCCCACTTCCACGTCTCTGTACCGTCTAGTACTCTACTCTGATCCAATGTGACGGTCACAGGGATCTGTAGATCGTCCCCTCGGATGTGAGATAGATCTTGTCCTTCTGTCATAATGGTAATCCTTTTACCGATGTGCCTGTGCCGGAAAGTAACGCCTTAGACGCTCCAGATCCAACCAGGGCGAACGAAGATGTCGCGCCCCCATCGAGCGGCAGGCTAGACGCCCCAGACCCGCTCAGGGCGATAGAGAGCGTTGAGACCCCAGTGCCTGCCAGTTCAACGGTCCTGAACGGCAGCGTGTAGAAGATCTCAAGCACCCAGCCTTTTTTGCCGTCGAATGTGTCCGGCGCAGATGTCGCGTAAATCGCGTGATAGCTGCGGATCTGACCTGCCGTTGCGGAGAAGTTCTGCATTCGCAGTCCAATCCACTGATCGGTTCGATCTCGATCATCGAGAGCCAGTTGCATATTCGCTTTGAAGTTGGTGAGTGTCCGAACGAGAACATTTGAATCGTATTCGGATGAACTGAACAGGGAAACGTACCCAGAGATCGGAGTGTGTGCGTTGATCGTGTCAGTTGTTCCGATGTCCGCAGCGTCTCGGATTGCAATGCCACTCTCCCACTGTGCTGACGCCCTCGTGCTGCCGAAGCCTTGCAGCTTCTTGTCGGGTGCTGCATATGCAGTCCTGTTTTCAACCGACCCATCCAACACGTTGCTCCATCCCAGTTGAACACTGCCAATGATTGAACCTGAGCCGGGAATCAACTCGATCTCCGTCACATAGACTTCACCTTCCACCGGATACCAATCCGTATTGGCATTTGAAAACATCTGAGATGTGACGGTTGTTCCCCAAGCAGACACGTCAGTCAAAGCACCTTCGGCGAGTAGTGCGCCCTTTCGATAACTGCCTGCCGATCCCTTTGCGGTGTAGACGTTTGCTCGAACTCTTGTCGCCGAATTCAATCCAGATGCAGAACCTCGAAACCAGTGGTTGTACACTGTCTTGTCGTCTGTGTTTGTGCCTGCCGTCCATGCCTGCGAGACAGACTGCACACCGTCACGTTGATTCTCGTACAACGCTATGGTGATGTCCTGCTCACCCGTCTTCGATCCATTGCCCCATGCCGATACGGATGTTGCAGGCCACACCGCTAGATCTGGATAGTAGATCATCCGAGCATTCTGATACTGAACATCCACCGCATCCAGTCGCGTGCTCAACGCCAACACAGACACGTCAATGGTCATGCTTGTCGAAGTGGTTGTCGATGGAAACAAGACAAACTGAGTTCGATCAATCTGAGCGCCAAGCGGAATCGAACTCGTGTCAAAGTGGGCAGCCATTCCATACAGCGTCTGCTTGACACCGGATAGAATCCCAACCTCTAACGCGATAGAGTTCAACTCGATTGGAACATCAGCAGTCTGCTCGTATCGAGTATCGCCGGAGTTGATGTTGATATTCGTCGGGCTTTGCGCCACGCCTGCAACAAATCTAAACAAAGAACTCTCCCACCGGGCGATCTGGATCTGGATCGACAGACTTCCAACCCGGCAAGGTTCTCACCGCATTCCCCGCTGCATCGAACTGAACTTCAATCTTGCAGTACCGATCGAACTGATCTTCAACACCACTCCATTCGTGCTGTGCTGGATCACCACCGGCAACGGAAGGAAAGCGGAAGTGGTCGATTGCCTTGCTTGATCCATCCGGCATCTGCATGGGATTCAATAGCATCGACTCGATGCAGCCAAACGTGTGACGCCAGAACTGCTCACGCACTGCATTCGTTTCAGTTACCTCGTCGGCATTGATGACAGTGGAACCATCCGGGCCGAACGAATCTTGAGGCACAGCGTTGGCAACGCTGGGAAACGTAGGTGAGCAGATTGCACTGATCGAAGTCGGTGAGACATCTTGAATGCGATACAAAGACCAGACGCCCCACAACGAATCAGTCGCATCGAAGATCGAGAACACTTCGTAAGGTTCGTCTTGATCGCATCGAATGTAGTTCTCGTTACGCCACTTGTGCGTTGCTGAAGACTTCAGCCGGTGCCAAGTGACACTCGCATCCTGAGCCCCATCATCATCAGACTCGACGTGTCTGAACTCGTAGCCACTTATACTGAACGGGAGAATGTGGCTCACGATGTTATCCCTCGACTGCGGCGACGGTCACACTGGTCACGCTTGAGCAGGTTGCCGTCACCTTGCGATTGGTATCGTTGAATCGCATGATGTCGAATGGTCCCAACGCAGCAGTGACACCATCAGCCACCGTTGCAGTGAAGTCCTGCGCGGTGTGCCCGAAGCTACAAGTGCGGATCTCTGATGCCGTCACTGTGATCGAGCTGCCGCTTGCATTGGCTACCCAGAAGAACACCTGACCCGTTGAGTTATCCCAACTGTTGCCAGATGCCGATGCTGCCGTCAGCGTTGGCGATGCCATGTTTGTTTGAACTGTTATGTCTACTGCCATTTTTTTTACCCTTCATCAAGGTATGTGATCTGGATGTATGTCCTTCCACGGGACGAAGACGAGGTAGTACTTCCAACAACAGGATCGTCCATAGGACCGTAACCAATGTCAGATTTAACGTCCGTATCACCTACTTGATCTTCGCCAGCTTGGATCGTTACGACGTCATTCGTAGCGGGCGTCACTACTCGGTTATTGCAAACAGCTGTGTAGTATCTGTTTTCAGTAGGGTTCGATATTTGTGTAAAATAGAAATAGTTATGCCAGTTCGCGTTACTGGGGTAGCGTATATTAGCCCCTAACGGGTGTGACCATATACCGAATTTACCTTCTCGACTGGTGGTGTCTGTAGACTGCGCGATGAAAACAATGCTTGCATTGATATTGAATCTCCTAGAACCATTAGGTGCTATCGGGTATTCTAAATTCATAAGATCGACAAGCGGTTCTCCATACTCATTCTGTGGTTCTGAAGGAGAGTTCCAGTGACCAAGGTCTGTCTGAGTAGCACTTTTGAAATGAGTTCTTCTGAAACTCGTCGCAGCTATAAGTGCAATTTCAGACCAATGATGGTCATCAAGCAGATCCGCATTCAGTCCGTTGCCTGCGCCGGGTGTGAGGCTTTGCCAAGTTGAATCATCGACTGCAAACTGAAACTTCTCTCCATCAGCACCACCCGGATTCAGTCTGATGCTTGGAGTTGGGGTTCCTCCTGCTAGTTGAGTCCTTAGCATCAGCTCGCCGTTTGTCGCATCCATCATGACACGGGCGCGTTCTGCGGTTGTCCCGCCAACGGTTGCCTTCAGACGAAGCGCCGCAGTGCTTGTGCCATCTGCAATCAAGCTCGCATTTGCCGTCGCCACAGTGAGATCGGCATCAATGGATTGCGCTGCTGTCCCAGTCTTCCGCACGTACTCTGTTGAGGGCTCACCGTTCAATGTTGTTGCATTCGTTGTAATCGTTGCTTTAGAAATCTGTCCATCACCGTCGATCTTCAGAACATCACCACCCACAAGAGCAGTGCCGACCTTCAGAACCCTGCCTGCATTCACACTACTGGTCGCCATGTGCTCAACCGATGCAGTGCCAAGCCCCATATCAACACGCTCTGCGAGCTTCTCTTCTGCGGTGCTTCGACCGTAGCCTCGCCAGACCTCTTGCCAATGTCCGGTTGCACCCGTGTAGATCAAACCGAGCATACGCTTGGAACACAAGATGAAGTCCATCGAGTCCTTCATTTCAATTGCGCCTGCGCCTATGCCGTGAGTGATCGTGATCCCAGTTGACTCAGTTGACCCCGAAGAATTAGCGTGCTGCAAGATCACCATCCGGCCTTTATCAATGTTTGAAACCGCAATCGTTGCGAGAGTGTCTGCGACTCCAGCAAACTCCGGCTCAATACTGACCATGCTCGACAATGGAGTAGTGATCCCATTGCCCACTGAATCGCCAATCTTAAGCGTAGTGACATCCTGACTGCCGATCTCTGCGATCACCTCGTTCACTCTTTCGAGTGCAATCTTCATCTCCGCTTCGGTTCGAGGTCCGCTCATGTAGTTCGTGCCGGGAAGTAATGTCATTTCAATATCCTTCGATTGTTACGGATGCGTCACCACCCGCTGTACTTAACGCCACTTGCGGGCCACTTAGTTCGTATGTTGTACCAGCTCCGTCAGGCTGCTGCTTGGCAAGCAAGTTGTAAGCCTGACCTGTTACACCCGCAGTGCCGATAGTAACGCCTGTCAGTGCCGGTGTGATCGAAACGCTTGTGATCTTCCTGAAACCCTTGCCGGTAAGATCAACCAGAGTGCCCGTTGTTGCCACTGTAAGAATCTCTCTGTGAGTCTTCTTGATGCCTTCAACCTTGAACTGTGCAGCCTTCAACTTGCCTTGCGTGCGTCCACCCGCAATCGTGAAGCGGATCAGCAACCTCTCTACATCCGAGCCTGTAACTCTGAACGGAAACTCTGGCTCATCAAGTGTGCGCTCTCCCGGCCAAGGTGCCCAGTCCACGTTTGGAAAGTAGGTATAAGTCCCGCCGGTTTCAGATTGGAATGGACGATACTCAATCTTGTAATCGGTGCCCTGAGTATCGAGCTGTGACACATACTCGCGACATGGGAAGTCTGCATCAACCGGCCAGTTGGCTCCTGTAAGATCTGCAAAGTCATGTTCTGTTTCGACTTCACCCAGAAATGACATCTCTTCGTAGATATCTACACCTCTCCAGAAGGGCTCGTGAGTCGTGATTAAGCCATCACTGGCTTGGTAGGAGAGTTCATATGTTGGTGCATTCCCTCCATGAGTCTCAGGAAATCCAGTGTCCAGAGTCAGAACGTCGGCCTGATACGAGGAAATTTCATCTACAGCAGTCACGGTTGGATTGAACAGCGTTCCATTATTGAGTGGTATCTCAAGCACCGTTCCAATAGGGAACTTGTACGCCTCCCCATCAACGAGGTATAAGAGTGTATCCCCTGTGTCATGCTCAAACTTCCCAGGCGCAGAAGGAGCATTAGCCCAAAAAGGTGCAGCACCCGCTGTCCAATAGGCAAAGGAACTCGCAACGTCTGCAACGAGATAGTTAGTTCCAGCTTCAAAATCGCAGTTGATTCTTCCGTGAAAATTGCCCCAGCCGCCTGCCGCTGTACCGGGGGGGTTACCAGTCCAAGTCACTGTCTTGATGTCATCCAGTTGCTCTGGTGTGCGGATCAACTTCACCGCAGAGAGTGTTGCTGATTCGTTGCCTGCAACGTCTACAGCACGAACCATGATCGTTGTTCTGCCGTATTGGATTCTGCCGTTGATCTGAATCCAGTTGTCTGTGATTAGATTCGTTGTGATCGGAATGCCTGTTGCCCAGGTTGCATCGTCACCGCCTTGATGCTTCACAATGAAACCTGCAAAGTCACTCGGCTTGGCCCCATACTCCCAACGGATTGCAGTACCCCAGACTGAAAGCGAAGTTGGTGCCGGTGGTGGCGTCGATAAGCCGATGACGGTGTGATCTGATCTATACAACCAGTTTGAAGCAGACGCCTTGCTGTCAGAGATAGATCGAACTCGAACTTCGTAGACTGAATCCTGCTCTACGGGTCTGATTGAAACTTCGGTATCGCCAAACGCTTCAACTCGCGGAACATTGATCCAATCCGTCACTGCATCTTCGCCACTCTTCTTTCTGAACTGAGCATGGAAGTGAGTTGTCGGCGCGTATGAACCGATGTTGCCGATCTCGGAAGACAAGGGACTTTGATCTGGATTCGACGTTGTTTGCGGAGTAGATACATTCATCACGATTCGGATGTTGGGAGTTCCAGAGGCAGAATACTCAGCAACGGTTTCATCGCTTATCAACTCACCAACAATCACAGGAGCCAGAGGCCGCAGAATATTCGGACTGCCCTCCAACGTGATGTTTGAGTTGTGAGCTGGAATGTCTAGCTCTGTCTCGTAAACCGCTGCGTTGTATTCAACGAGTTCAAGTGTTGCGGTGAGATCATTGCTTGGAGTGATGCTCTTCACGATGCAGTCGATGCTCTCAGTTGACCGTTCACCGAACATCACCAAGTCACCTGTGGATGGCTTGACTACGGAACCAGCACTCCAGTAAAACCCAGGACTCGCATTCACATCTGATGTGGTACCTCCTAAGTTTATGAGATTAATTATTGCCTCTGCTGGATCACCGTTGCCGGGGTCATATGCTGACGAACTTCCTCTAGTGAAGCCTCGGACTCTCATCGCGTAACTCTTGCCTGATTCGTAAAAAAACTCCTCGTCTAGTTGTCCACTGTGAAAGGCACCTGCACCATGAGACACATATTTCAATCGAGCAGCACCGTAGCCGAGCCCTATCACGTCATGCGATACTCTCACGAGATCGCCTCGGTTGCAGACGAGATGCTCTACATCTGTAGTGATTGAGAAAATCTCAGGTCTGAGCTTCGTTGATGCAAGATGGTATCGACCATCGCGATACGCTTGATGTTCATCAGCTACGCCCCACAGCGACAACTCTGCAAACTCAGTTGCGGCTTGCGTGCCGTCATCAACGGTGACGGACTCGATGTCGAATATGCTGTGGTCTGTGCCATAACTGTAAACCAGATCGAAGCGCATGCGGTTGATTATACCACCTGTCCAAGTCCCGTTATTGGGATTCGTCATGTCCCAAACTACTGTTACCCAACCCTTCGTCCAATCCGGCTCAGTTGTTTCGTGCTTTGCAGCTCCGGCGAACCCATCAGTATCAGCAGCAAAGAACATCTGACCGTTCCACACATCATCATCACCCTTGTAGACTCTTCGCATCTTCAGGCGCACATAAACAGGTGGCTTGTCGCCAGTAGTATCAATGCCTAGATAATTGTTGGTGTTGGCCGGGGTGCCACTGTAGAAGATTGGATCACCACCTGTAACTGTGAACCTAGCCGCATATCCTTCGTGTCCAGTAAAAGTGCTGTTAGATGACCCAGCACTCAGCCATGCGGATGCAGTACCAGCGGTGTTGCCCTCAATGATAGATGTCGGAGTTGTAGAGCCACGAAACTCAAGTGATACCGCTGGCTCTCCAGACTCGCTGTAGCCATCGTTGTAAACAATCCGTTCGTCTTTCTGATATGACGAGACACCTTCATTCGGTTCTGGATTGATAAAGTGAACTCGTACTGCGTGAGGCTCCTTGCGGAATACCTTGCTACCAGAGAAGCCACTGCTGTTACGTGGCGTGAAGTGCTGGATGATCTGATCCTGTGGACCGTCAGCAACAATGCTGTACTTGCCATCCACGATGTTCAACGATGCTCTGCCTGTTGCTGCAATGTCAGAGAGCAACTTCCTCGTTGTTGTTGAAGACTCAACCACTGCATCGGTGTATCTCTTGATTCCTTGTTGAGCGGTATCGTTGTTGGGATAGCCACCAATGGCAGCTCCGGGGAACGAACCAACACCATCCAAGTTGCCAGCCCATACAGCGAGCCCAGCAGCATCTATACGCGAGTCATCAATCGGCCTAGAGTTACCCGGACCTCGAAGCATGTGAGCAAACAACCAAGCAGCGTTTCTAGTCTTGTGCATTGAAACGCCAAGAGCATCCGAAGCGGCTGCCGTTGGACCCCATGATTGACTTGGCACATCAAACTCTGGAACAATCGAAGTGCAGACTGCTGATAGATTGTCGATGACGTTGCTCAGTCCAGTCTCACTTGCGTTGATCTCCAGCTCGATCTTTGCAAGATTCTTGATCTTCGATGCAATGTGAGGTCGGATGGTTCTGATGACGGTGACAATCGCATCGGATACGAGCGCACCGTTTGCACGCTCCACTTCTTCGTCTTCCCAATCATCAGTCCATTCCGGCGACGATGTAGAAACTCTTGTGATCTGAACTTCGTGGGCTTTGAGTTCGTCACTACCTACTGGGACAGTCCATCGCAATCCTCTCGTGATGCTGCCTCGCTGTGACAATTTGAGATCGAAGTATTTCACTCCACCATCTATGACTTTCTTGAATCCAGTGCTGCTATTCACACCAGCGGTTGGATCACTGATGACTGTCCACGCAACATCACCAACTTCACGTTCTTCAATCTTGAACCGAACAGTCACGTCCAGCGGCTTGCCTTCCCTATCGAATGCAATCAAACCACCGGGAAAAGCAATATCAATGGAGATCTCTTTGGGATCTGTTCCAGTGGTCATAATGCCGGATGATGGCTCAAGCGAAACTCCCTCTTCATCAAGACGCTTGAGTTCCGGCTGCAAGCCAGTGTTCATGTCAACTTCATCTCTAAAGATTGATAAATCTGGATCATCCGTCCAGCCTTCATGAACTACATACTTGCTCTCAGGGATCAACTCATTGATCGGAGTCTCACCAATCTTGATTGTGGTGCGGTCAATTGAAAGCGGTCCATAGCCGAAGCACATCAGCAAACGCAAGATTGAATCGTTGCCAACTCGTTCTTCAAACGGCTTGCCGAGAAGATCAGGATAGACGCGATACTGACCAAGCACCGTTCTGATTGGACCGTACAGACGCGCACTGTTACGGGTTCCAGTAAGTGCAGCAGAGTCTGCACTCTGCGGAATGTTTCCATCAAACGGAACTGCTGGTGGTGGAGCAAGCAAGGACTGAATGCCACCTCCGATTGCCGCTAAACCACTGATACCTGATGCGACTGTTGCGAACTTTGCCCCCGCTGTAAGATTAGCCCAACCAGCGGGGGCACCTGCGAAGCCTGTGTACAAAGAAGAAGCAACCAACATCACACCAACCACAATCTGTAAAACTGCTTTACCCTTGGCACCACCACGCGGAATCACCTTGATAACTACCAAGACACCCGCCTTCGGCTTCACCCTGGAGAACATGCGCTCTGGAACTAACTCGCCACCCACCGAAACAAGAATGCCATGCGCTTCATCAAGACGAAGACCACGCGAAACAATCATATGCTCAATCGTCTCGCCTTCAAACGCATACGAATGCACTCGTCCTGATTCAAAGGGATTGCGAGTAAGCTGAATGTCTACTGTATTCGATAGCATCTGAGTATCCGTCGCTGCCATGCTGGCGTTGTCGTAGTCACAATGCAGGAGTCACTGCCTTCCATCGCGTGAAGCATCTTTCCGTTCGCAAGCATGATACCTGTATGGCATTCGATACCAGCAATGCGACACCAAGCAACATCAAACTCTTTCGGCACGTCAACCTGATTCCAGACGTTGACTTCCTCCGCGAATGAATCTGCGAATGACTGCTCGTCTGTGCTTGATTCATAGCCTGCATACGAAGGCAACTCGACGCCAAGCTCAGTCTTGTACACCTGACGCACCAAACCCCAGCAGTCGAGTGCGTTCATGCCTCGACCATTGACCTCGTATGGAATGCCGATGTAAGCATTCGACCACATCAGAATAAACCGGGAACGAGATACGGTGTGAACTCGTGCTTCGGGAATCTTCGATTCGTAATGTCCTCGAATGCCAGCTCGCCGATCACAGACTGAGCGTCATATTCAGCACTTTCCAGCACGAAATAGAACGGCCCAGCCTCGACAACGTGAGGAGTGCTTTTCAGCACAACCCACATGCGTACTTCAGGCGGCTCAGTTGCCTCTCTGATGGCAACAACAATCTTCCGGTCCACGTTGTCAATGGACAGACGAACGGTGCTTGAGATCTCTCCTGCCTCCTCTGGAAGCTCAATGCCGAAGAACCCACCAGCGAATGTAACCGCAGTGGCAAATGTGTCCGTTCCATCGACTGTAACCTTGGAATCAATATTCTCTGAATCAAGTGCAGCGCGGATTGGATTCGCAGGATCGTTCTCCCTGGAGATCTCAATCAAGATCACAAACACCTCATCGGTGCTTTGATCGTACATTGCCCTTCGAGCAGCCTGTGAAACAGTCCGACTCATCCGAGCAACTCCAATTGCACAGTCACATTGAAGCGACCGAATGCGTTCTGTGTGAGCGTCGGCGGCGACAAGAAGCGCCAGCCCGTAATTTCGTCTACTCCCGGTGCGGCTGTTGAAGACACAGAAGAGTTGTCTCTTGGATGCGCCAAGCCACCAAAGGTCTCGGCACCTCCCGCAGTACCAGCAATCGTGTCACCAACTCCGTTCGTATAGAAATCAATCAGACGAGTCGCCTGCGTTTGATCCATCGAGAACTGTAAAGAGAACTGACTTGGCGCAGACGAGAAACGTCTTCGCGTCTTCGCAGGACCGGAGTCCGTTGCTGTTCTGATTATGCTTGTACCGGGGACTTCAGTCCATCCGTACATCGGCGCAGTCGGTAGCGTTCCGGGCCATGTAGGCATTTAGATTCCATGCCTCCCAATTCGATTGACACCGTATGAGTTTCTGATTGCTTGATCCACGTCACCACCCCTTGCGATGTTCTTAGAGATTGC